AGAGCCCCCAGGATCCCATCATCTTGGCCAGTTGTGCGGCATTCGCTGTTGCGTCTCCCCCCATCAACTTGGCCGAGAGCGTCAGTCCTTTTGCCATGTCCTGAAGCGGCTGGCCCGTGGCTCCCAGACGCGAATTGAGCTCGGTGATGGCCCCAGAGACGGTGTCGGCGTCGGCGGGCACAGTCTTGAACACGGCCTTGAAATCGTCTTGTAGCCCGGCCAACACCTCGCCCGTGGCCCCGGTGCCCACGGCGATCTTGTCGTAGGCGTCATCCAACTGCATCCCGGCATTGAATGCTGCGACGCCGATGCCGGCCACAGCCGCCGCCGCGGCCACCGCGCCGCCGATGACAACCGCCTTGCCAATGTCGGCCACTTTATTGCCGATAGACGCCAGCGTCCCGCCGAGGCTACTCTCGACCTTCTTGCGGACCTCAGCCAGGTCGCCGTCCAACTTGTCCAGCGTCGCCCGGATCGGTATCTGTGCTTTTCCGAGTTCCTCGCCGCCGTCGGTCACTCTGCTCCTTCATGCGCTCGAACTCACGCTTTTTCTTGTCCAACTCCTCCGGCACCACTTCACTACGCACCGGGCGGATGAACCGCTTGAGCGGAGGCAGCCGCTTGACGCGACCCAACGCGGCCATGTGCCAGGCCAGCCAGGCGTTGGCCTCGCGCTCCTGCTCCCGTCGCCACTGCGCCCCGGCGAAAGCCAATGCCGTCTCTTTCGGGGTCATGGCCCAGAACGCATCGACCGAGATCCCGTACTTGAGTGCGTCGGCTAGGAAACGCTCCCAGTCCCAAGCGGGGGGCTTTCATCCGCTGCCTTGCCTCCCTCATAGGCCATCACCGCGCTGACCGCCTCCATCACCCTAGCCGTCACCGTGCCGAATCCGCAGGCGTCCATCACCGCCCACGCATCGCGGATAGAGTATGCTGGCCCACCCGTGCGCGTCTCACGCCGGGCGTGCTCCATGCCCACGAGTAATATCTGTACCACATCGGACATGGAGATCTCGTTATTCTGGACTCCGCGCATGAGTTGAAGCACCGTTTTGCCAGTGAGCCGCTCAGCATCGGCCAGCGCACGATTGGTGAACAGGATCGGGCGCTGCTCGCCGTCAACGACTAGGTAGGCTTCCCCGCGTGCGCCCGCGCTCACGTTCCGATCGGCGTCCACTCGCCGTCGATGGTCAGGGAGATGGAGCAGGTAGACACGTCGTTATCAGGCGCGTCCATGCTGATATCGGTCACCAGGGCCGTGGCCTGTTCTACGTCCACGCCCTCTTCCTGGCGCACGACCAGGATGAAGGTGCCGTTGCGGTTGGCCGCCACCAGCGCCTGATACGTCGCCTCGCTGGGAACATAGAGGCCGTCCATCGAGATCGTGCTGCCGTACCGTCCGGCCAGCACGCGCTTGGAACGGCTGTCCTTGGACGAGGCATCGATCTCGTCGGTGGTCTCGTCGAAGGTCGCCCCGCGCTGCCCGGTCGCGGCTTCCCAGACGGGGGACCCTGGGGAACCAGTGTTGACAAAGAGAAGTATATCTACTCCGTTTATTGCCACTTCTATGCTCCTATTTACACTACTATGCGGTCTAGGCCAGCGGCAATCGCCTGCCCTACGTCCGCGCGGATCTCCCGTTCGGTCAGTCTCAGCACCCGATATCCATTTCTCCAGAACCAAGAGTCCCGCATCCGGTCTCTCTTTTTCATGTTCGGGAGCGAATGCCAGTAGTCGCCATCGCACTCAATATCCAGATTTAGGGAGGCGACGAAAATATCACAGATGAACGGGCCAATAACCTTCTGTTGCTCGAACTCAATGCCCCGCGCTCTCAAGGTCTCGGCGGCGGATATCTCTATCGAGGTAGGCCCATGAATGTTGGCAAGTGCGGCTAGGCCCTTTTCTCGGTACTCTGGGTTACGCCAGCATCTCTTGGACGATTCAGATACCACCTCTCTGTGAGCAGGGTCTTCCCACAGCCGCTTACTGGCCTCTCCTATAAGTCGCCTGGTCTCAGCCGACTGATGCTGCCCATTCTTCCATCCGCGCTTTTCCTTTGGGATCTCCTTTCCCTTCGTGGGACTGGGCCGACCGGTATTGGCTTTGCGCAAGGCGGCCTTGTGCGATTCAGAGATGGGACCAGTCCGGGGCAACCTTCTGCCCTCTTCAAAGGCCCTTACGAGACCCTCCGCTATGTGTTGCCTGTGTTCTTCAGTGAGCGGTACGCCCGGCTTCCTCCCCGGCTTGGCTTTGGTGGTATCCCCATGCAGCTTCCACCGCTTGTAGTGCATAGAGCACATGCCACGCCCTCTAGCTGGCCTTTTGCATCCTTCGACAGAACACAGGGCCGCCACTTCTAAGCCTCCATCATGATCAACTTTACCGTCACGATTCGCCCGTAGGCGTCCTGCTCGTTGCTCGCGATCGGCCCCGAGCATTCGGCCACCAATACGCCATATCCAGCCACCGTCAGGATGTGGCGATGCAACAGCCCCCGCACTCGCTCAGCGATCTGCTCTACCGGCATCGAGTCGCCATCCGCTGTCGCGTAGCAGCGCACGTCGCGCCAGATGCGCCGGCCCCTGTCCAGCTTGGTATCGAAGGATGTATCGGTCACGTCCCCGGCGCTGACCAGATAGGGCAGCACCGCGTCACCCGGCACCGGGTCGATGGTGAAGATTGCCGGCGCGCCCTCGTAAGAGGCCAGCATCGCTACCAGCACCAGGTCACCTGACAGGTAGTCATAGATCCCCTGCGTGAGTGCGTTCATCCCTTCCCTACAAAGCGCCGCATGATCTCAGCAGCGTTTCCGAATACTGCCGGGCGCAGGAACGGCTGCGCGGCCATCTTGCGCGTGCCCAACTCCTGGAACCAGGCCCAGAATGCCTTGCGGCCCACGCCGACGATGGCCTCTACCGCCTCCCCGTGCGCCTCGACCTTGTAGGTTACCGACGCCCGCAGGGTGCCCCGGTAGACCGGCGCATTCGCCGAGGCGCGCTCCGCGCAGAACTGGCCGACGCGATCCATGCCATCGAGGACCTTGGCAGAGATACCCTGCTTGAACTTGTCGGCGTTCCAGGTGATCTTGACCCCGCTCACGATCCGACCTCCTTGACGGGCTTCTGGATTTCGAGGCAGTCAATCTCTAGATGATGGTCGGCCCGGCTGGGCTCGCGCACGCCCTGTACCTTGACCGTCACCTCATCGCCCTCCACGGTGTCCTCGCGTTGGATGTCCGTCCCGGCCACGACGTACAGCACGTGCGAGATCGCGCGCTCCAATTGGTCGGCCACGTCGCGCTCAGAGCCGCCCGCCGGGCGCAACCGCCCGCGGATCGTGCCCAGGGGCGTGTAGGCAATCGCCCACCCGCCCTGGCCGTTGGGGAGGCGCACAGGACGCGAGACCAGAAAATCATTGTTCAGCAGGCCAGTGAAGATGCTCACAGTCTGTATTTGTCCAGTTGCAGCTTTTCGCTCTTCAGCAACAGCGGGGCGGCACTCGCTCCGAGCACGCCCTCGCCCGCGCCTTCGCCTCCAAACGAGACCGAGTAGTCGCCCAGACTCAGGGCCGTCACGCCGGAAATGCCGCTCATCTCCTCAGCGCGCAGCCCAGCCTGGTAGGCCCGGCTCGCGGCGCGGGTGGCGATGGATATGATGTCATCCGGGATAACGGCGAAACCGTGCGAGTAGGTGATCTCGATGATCTGAATGCCCACCGTCCAGGTGGTGTCAATCCGATGCAGGATACCGTGCTGGCCCAGTTTGTAGTCATCGTCGACCACCAGCAGGTCGCCGTCTTCGATGACCGATGTAAGCGCCGTCACCGGCAGCTCGGGCAGAAACAGCCGCGTGCCCCCGGCGCAGTCCAGGATGATCGTCTCCCCGGCCACAGCCTCAAGCACCTGGTGGCAGTAGTTCTGGATAGCCGCCGTGGCCTCGCCAATGGCCCGGTTGGCTGCGTCCACCTTCGCCGCCGGGATAGGGATTTGTAGGAAGTGCTCGATGTCCGTCACTGTGCAGAACATGCTCAGCCGCCTTTATTCGGCGCTTGCTTGCGCATCTTGTTCGCCACTGGCTCAGCCATCTTCGGCGGAGCCGGTATCAGCGCCAGTCGCACGGCCTCATCCTCGTGCATCTGCTGCCAGACGCCGGGCGCGGTTTGGATGCGGATCATCTTCCCCGTGCGCAGTTCCATCGGGATGTCGCTCAGGATCATCGTCTCGATATAGCCGTCGGTCGTTTTCATCGTGCAGCACTCCGTTCTCGCATCCGCGCGAAACGCTCTTTCGTTTTCTCTTCCTGGCCCTCTGGACAGGACACGAACACGTTCGGCCCGATCTGCACCCGCACCATGACCTGCTGGTGGCTCATGGCCCTGGAACGCGCCGTGCGCGCATCCTGCTCGGCGCGCTTCTGTAGGTCAGCCAGCCAGGATCGCGGCAGGGCGCAGAACAGCGGCTTGACCAGGTAGAGCGCCCGCAGGAAGGCCAGGCGCTCGTCGCTGCCGGTTCCATTTCCGTCGCCGCATTCGGCGCGCCAGGTCTCCAGGAAGCGCACGCCGTCGGGAGTGTTGCGTACGAATAGCAACTCGTGTGCGTACAGCAGCACTCGCAGGTCCCGGATCACCGCCTCAGTGCGCTCGCGGTCGTGGGGGCCCCCCTGGTCTTTGGCCAGGACCCCGTAGCGCCACAAGGGCGCGGCCACGTCCCAGCGCTCCAGAAAGTGCATCCCGGCGGGGATCAGGTCCCATGGAATGATGATGCCGGGTGCGGCGAATAGGGTGCGGCCATAGGGCAAATCCCATGAGTCGGTGACGGTCAGCGTCAGCCCGGCCTTCTTCGCGCGCATGTTTACCGTACCGTCAGGCGCTCGCAATACCAGGCCCATCCTCGCTTCCCCGGTGTATCCCATATGGCCATCCGTCATTTGCACACCTGCATCAGGGCCGTGATCGCGGTCTTATGTCTGCTGAGTTCTGGCCGCCGCAGAAATCGCCATTTTCTCTCTGTGTAGAAGTCATATTCCCGCCCGTAGTCGCTGTCGGGGTCGAATATGTCCAGCGTTCCCAGACTGAACCGCCAATAATGCGCAGGGTCTCGGTAGGCGAGATCACTTTCCCACCAGGGGATCCTTACGTCGAGCGTGCCGCCGGTTCGCAGCAATCGCCAGCACTCATCTACGGATTCGATGAGGGTGATTCGCAAATGCTCGAGTACAGACTGGGCCACGATATGGTCAAATACCTCGTTTTCCCAAGGCCACGGCAGCACGTTCAGGTCGTGTGCGACATCTATCCCTGGACGGTGCCGCCGGATGTCGTGGTTGACAGCGCCCGGCAGGATCGCTTTCCCACAGCCCAGATTCAGCGTATCTGGCATTGGCGATATTCCTCCGGCGGCTCCAGGGTGAGCAGGTCCACTGGCTCAATCATGAGGCGCTTCCAGTTCTTCCCTGGCCTCCGTAGCGAGTCTGGACAGTAATGCCAGGTATACACGTTCTTCAAATACCCAACCCTCCCGGCGATGGCATGGACATATTTCGCCTGCGTCTTGTTCGGCGATTCACGAGACTTGCGATCAGTGAATAGCCCCGCCGTTTTATCGATCAGTGCCCGGCGCATCGCCAGGTAGTGGCCGCTCACATATTGCGAGTAGATGACCTCTCCATCATCGGCATAGGGGTGACGTGAGCCAGTCTTGTTGTCGCCAGGGTTATTCAACCCGAGCATCATCAGCCTCGGACGGGTCGCCATCGCCTCAAGTAGCCGGCTCAGCCAGTCCGGATCGAGTAGCGGGCAGAGTGCATCATCGTCCGTACAGATCACCGGGTCGGATTTGGATACCTTAGCCACGTCGATCAGGTTCTGGTGCATACCGCCCCGCTTTTCGCGCCTGTAAAGATTCAGCCCCAACGATTTGATGTAATCAGCGGTGCCATCGGTGCTTGCATCGTCAATCACGCTCAGGCGATAAGGCGTCGTTGTGCGCTCCTGGATACACGCGATGGTGCGCCGGAGCATATCCAGCCGATTGTGGGTGCCAATCACAATGTCAGTAGCCACCCACAGCCCCCCTCGTTACTCATACTACCTCCAGCGTGTCCGCGTTGATCGGTTCTGGTCCCCACCAACTCAGGTCCTGGCTGGTCCGCTCCGAATGTGCGCCGATGTGCTGGCAGTAGACATCCGTTAGGAAGCCCACGGCATAACCCTTCGACATGGCGGCAGCGCTCCAAGCCCAGTGCAACTTCCGGCTGTCAGGGTGGACCTTGAACTTCCCCAACGAGCCGCCAACGGGTGGGATGACGATACTGCGCATGAGGTCGCGCCGGATGAACATCAGTTGCCCCCCGACTCGATCTGTGATCACTATCGGTCTGGCCAGATGGGCCGACGACGATGCTGTGCTCGGGCAGTGCAAGGTCAGCAGCCCTTGCTTGGGATACCGCGCCATTGCCGCCAGTCCCCGGCTCAGCCAGTCCGGATCGAGCTTGGGGCAGAGAACATCATCGTCAGTCCAGACCATCACATCCGATTGCGCCAGCCACGGGGCGAGGTTCCAGTTAGCCCCCATGTGCTCGCTCTTGGATCGCAGTACCAGGCCCGCCAGTTTCCCCTCCAGATACAAGCCCCGCAGATAATCGCCGTTGCCATCGGTCGAGGCGTCGTCTATGACGTGCAAGCGATAGGGCGATGTCGTGCGCTCGAATAGGTACTCCAGTGTGCGCTTCAGCAAGGGCAGGCGGTTCTTCGTGCAGACTACGATGTCGGTGATCAAGGCCGCCGCCTTTCCTCGTGTAGTTTGACCATCCGCCACGCTTCCGGGCTGTCAATGCGCCCCGGCACCATGCCGTCCCAACGGCGCGCGTCGCCGGGATAGTGCCGTAGCCCCGCCGTAGTGATGTTCCGGCTGTACTTGTCGAAGGTATTCCATTCATTGCCGAGCAGCCATATCTTCAGCGGGTCGGTGTACATCGCCCGCACCAGCGCCCCCTGATCGCGTTGGGCATGTACTTCCCACTCGATCTGCCAGCGCACAAAGAACTTGCGAATGCGCTCATTGCGCCCGAAGGCCCACACGCCGCCGTTCCACTGCATCGTGTGCAGCGTCCTGACCTGCTGCTGGATACCGGCGAGCTCGCGCTTGTTGTTTCTGCGCTCGAAGGCGTGCATGGTATCCAGCAAATGCGGGTCCTTGGTGATCACGAACTCCCAGCCATCCTCGATCCACTGGAAGAACTGGTAGATGGGCGCTACGACTTCGGTGTCGGCATCGAGGTAGAGCACAGCGCCCCACTCAGCGGGCGACAACTCGTAGGCTTTCAACTTTGCCCGCCGCCCGCCGATGTCGGAATCCGGCTGAATGACCAGGTGATCTTCCGGCCCGATCTTCTTTGCCGCGCACAACGCGATAGGGATGTCGGGCATGTACTTCTTCGCCGAGGTCATCAACCTGACGGCGCATTTCCTCGATGGCTCACCGAAAGCGACGCAGTAGATACCCCTCACTTCACCTGACCCTCTATGGCCGTGAAATCGCTGGGTGGATTGCTGAGATCAAGGCGCGGACCGGGCATATGGGACCGACAGCCTTGCAGCTTGTCCGTCTTGCTCGATGTGTTGGCCGGCTTGCCTGGTTGGCTCTTTGCGCTCGCCTCCTTTTTCTCAAAGGCATCCATCACAGCCTCGAACGTGGTGCCGGCTTTGGGAGCAATGGTCACCACCTCGCCCCCCGTCAACCCGGCCAGGGCGTTGACCGTGACCTCATCCACATCCGCGATGAGTTCCATATAGACCAGCACTGGCTCGTTCATATGAATGTCGATGACTACCCTGTGGGCGTTGTCAGGCACCCACGGCAAGAGCTTGGCAAGATCGTCTGAGAACATGAAATGATGCTTGACGATCATCCTCTTCCTCCTTCCAACATCTGCGCCACGGCTTTGGCATTGTCCCGGCACCACGCCTCCACTGAATACGGCGCGATCACTCCGCGCAACCGCTGGCGGTCTACCGGCTCATCCGGGAACGCCGCCTGTTCTACTGCGTGTATCAGCGCCTTGAGATCCCCCCTGGGATAGCGGTAAACTCCCGTACAATCGCTCAGTTCGTCGAGAATGCCCACGTTCCGGGGGATAACCACGCGCAAGCCGCAAGCCAGGGCCTCTAGCGGCGGCATGGGGATGCCCTCTACGCGAGATGGAACTACCAGCACGTCCAACGCCTGATAGAAAAGGGGCATCTGCGCCCACGGCAGGCGCTGTGTCGGAACGGGCCACCCGCGCCCGCAAGCGCGCCAGTCCACGCGCGCGGCGATGGGGGCTTTCAGTAGTCCATGCACCAGATCCTCGCCCTTGCGATGGTTGCCATAGGTGTAGCCACTGAAACCCAGCACCGGGCGCCGGCCATTGATTCGCTGCGAGATGGTGAACCGTTTCGTCTCCAGCGGAGCGGCACACTGCATTGTCAGCCCATGCGCGGCCAGCGCCCCGGCGTACAGTTGGCAAGTGGCGATGCGCAGATTCACCTTCCCTGCCATCTCATCCCAACACCGGGCCTTGTCGCCGCCGTCCTCCTCACGGTGGGTGAAGTAGGCCGCCACGGGAACCTTGAACCACACGTTACGGAAGCGTTCGCCCTCGAAATAGGCCAGCAGGTACACGGCTTGCGCTTTCTCGTTAGGCCCCGAGCTCACGGACCAGCCCAGACCATCACGGAGGTACCGCGCCATGCGCGGCAGGATACGATCCTGCATGATGTTCTGGCAGATCACGTGAACTCGGGGCAACTTCAGTCTCCTTTCGGCTTACGCCAGATCGACCAGCCATACGGCCTGGGGTCGGATGATCCCGAAGGCCGCGCGCATCTCCGCCAGGATGGCGATGATGTTGCGGACGAAGAAGTCAGCATGGCTGTCACTCACCTGGATGCTCGCCCGCTCACGATCCCAGACGATCACTTTGCGCCAGTCAGCCAGGATCGCCCGGCCAGCGGCCCAGCCGGCGCATTGCACCACCGGGTAGCCCCACAGGCGGGGGATCACATTGCCGAAAGGCCCACCGCCGTAGTACCCGTTCACCAGGTCTTGAGCGGTCTCGATGGCTTCCCAGTCGGTGGGGTTGAATACCCAGGCCGTGGGAGTAGCCAAGCCGAAAACCTGGATGTTGGTCACCGCACGCCGACATGTTGCCAGGGCCGTGGTGCCGAGGAAACCCTGTCCCAGCACGCCGGGGTAGTTGGCGATCCCCAGGAAGTTCTCGCCCACACCGTCGCCGGCGAGAACCTGGTCCTCCAGTTTCTCAGCCAGGTCATCGCGCAGCTCGTTGTCGATGATCCCGCGAATCTGCGCGGCATCGGATAGGGCGCGCTTCGTCGCCGCAACCCACACAGCAATGGTCTTCACCGCTTCCCAGACTTTCTCGAAGTACGTCGCGCCCTGGGGTTTGAGGCCCTCGATCTCGCCCGTGGCCCCCGTATACACCTTGATGTTGGCTTCCGAGGTCGGCGCGGCCTCGGTGACCTGCTTGGTCTGGCGCACGAACTCCACGATGTCGCTCGTGGTGGGCCGGCGGTTGACCAGATCCATCACCGTCAAGGGCCTACGTCCCAGCGGCTCATAGATCCCGGTATAGTCGGGGTTCACGAACGCGCCGGCGCTGGTGTCATCCAACCCGGTGATCAGATCCTTGAACTCCACCGGCGGGGACATGAGACCCCTCGCGCCGTCGGGGATCTGCCCCGAGGGGGCGATGGTCTTCATCCAACTCTTGAACTCGTTCGACTCCACGAACCGCTCGCCCAATGTCTTGCCCTTGCCGGGTCGGCCTGCGGCCTGCTTCGCAGCAGGCGCATCATTCAGGCTGACGCCCGCGCCCAGGTCGAGGATCTGCTTCTTGAGATCCGCATCGCCCTCGGCGAGTTTGATCGCGGCCTTGAGCTTGCCGGCCTCGGTCAGATAGCCGGTCACCTTCTGGCGCTCATCGGCATTGAAGTCGCGCTTCTCTTGATCGACCTTGTCGCAGATGTCTCGCGCTGCCTTCAGCGCGACCATCAACTGTTCTTTGAGATTCATCGTGCTCCTATTCGTTTTCCATAAGATCGAGTGCCACACGCGCCGCGAGGGTGCTTGATCGAGGCTCCTTGTCCGTAGCCTTTCGGCTCTTGTCCGTGGCCCCGTCGTCGCCGTCATCGGCGCTATCGCTATCTGCTGTCTCCAGCAGTCCAGCGTCCTTCAAAACCTCAGTGAGCGTGTTGTATGCCGCAAGGATGCGCTCAGCGTTGCGTCGCGCCAGCACGCGGCCGGCCTTCAGGCCTTTGCCCGTCGCTGCCTCAAACGTTGCCCCATCATGGGAGTCGCAATGGCCGCGGGCCTGCGCCTCGGTCCACGTATCGGATGGGTAACGATATGCCTGCTCGGTCATGGATGTTTCGCTCTTGAGGCGGCCCATGATGACCGAGTAGCGCTTGCCCTCGTGTTCGCGCTCAGTGCGCCGGAAAGTGTCGGCCTGGAAATCGCCCGGCTGTCGTAGCCGGCAGGCATGTTCATTCGGATAGGGCTTGATCTCGCTCTTGATGTCCGCCGTGCGGGTATCCACGCCCGCGCCCTGCATCACCGGCGCAACTTCGATCACGTGCATCTTGCGCAGGAAGCGCACATCCTGTCCGTCGAATTGTCCGGGGATAGAGTCGTTGATCTGGAAGCCGTAACTCCACTCCTGCAGATCGCCCATGCCCTTGACCACGTTGTAGTGCTCTTTGCCGGTCTCGGTCTCCAGCAGGAACTGGCCGTCTACCCAGGCTTCCTTGCCGTCGGAGTGGATCGTCCCACGGCCCACGGGCAGTTGATCCCATTTATGGCCCCAGGCTGAGATGCGCACCGGCTGGCCTTCCTCGAACGCGCCGGGCAAGGTCACGTCGCCGTCAGCGTCTTTGATGTTCAGTGTCGCAAAGATGGCCCTGAACTCGCCGGGCTGCCCGTTCTGTTTGAAATCCGTTCGCCCACGGAAGAACTTTCTGTCCATTATTCCCTCCCGAATGTCACCGAACACTTGCAGTTCGCATTATTCTCAGCCCCGCCGGCAGGATCGCCGGGCCAGAGTTGGCCGTTGCTGAACCGTTCGTCCAGGG